GCCGGTGGCCACCGATCCGATAGTGATGGTTGCTGTGCGCCCGGTGGCGCCTGTGGCGCCGGTATCTCCCTTGTCACCTTTAATCCCGTTCACAATGGTATAGGTCCCGTCGTCTGTCACCTCGGAGTTGGCAAACTTCATCCGCGCTCGCTGCGTAACGAAATTTCCATCCTTGTCATAAATCAGATGCCCCGAGGAGCCTGTTACGGTCCATGTACTTCCATCCCCTGATACTTCAATAGCTCCGTCCGCATTCAGGCGGATGTATTTGCAGCTGTCGGATCCGTGCTGCACCAGTTGCTCTACCCCCGCCACAGTCAGCTCGTCAATCAAGGAGTTAAATGCAACCGCCACAACGCTTCTTATCAACCTGTCAAATACCGCTTTGTTGTCCGCAGTTGAACCGTTAAGCACATCCGGCGCGGAGCTAACACCGTTGGCATCCATCTGGGCTTCCGTGATCTTCTGTAAAGTGCTCATGCTCCTCTCCTATCCCTTGTAATTGCTCCCCGGCTCTTTCCATTCAATCCCGAATGAATAGATGCCGAAGGGCTCGTTCGTCTCGCTGTTCTTCAGTCGAAACCGCACCTTGTCCACTTTTTTGATTTTGGTCTTCCCCACCAGTGTGTGAGGCGTCCGGTCCGTGCTGAATACGAACTTTGCGAAGTTGATATAGCTCCAGTCGAAATACCGAGCTTTTTCCTTTGCGTCATAGATTTGACTCCAGATTCCTTGCTTCTGGGCATCTACTTTCACGCCGGTGAGAACCGCCGCGGCCAGCAGCACCGAAATGGAGGTTATGGTCTTATTTTTGAACATCACCCTGCCGCTAAAGTCGCTTGTCTCCCAGTATGCCTCAATGGCCTTCCCGTCGTCGTTGTAGCTTGCGGGGTCGTCCACGTTCACGGCAAAGCGGCAGATGGTCCCATCCGTTTTTCCAAAGCACAGCGCGTCTCCCTCTACCCACAGGCACCGGGCGTTAAGCTTTGGCCAGAAATAGGCCTCATACTGATAGGCGGAATAGGGATTGTTCTTTTCATAGGTCTTCTGCTGCCCGTCCAGCAGGTAGATATCTCCGCCCACGCTCAGCACGTAGAAGTCCCGGTACACCACCGCAAACGCCTCCACAATCCCTGCGGCATCCCGCAGCGCGTTTCGGATGAAGAAGCTGCGCTCCTGCGCGTACTTATCTCCGGTCAGTTCCTCCGCCGTGATGGCGTAGACCCCGGCCTTCGTCAGAAACACCGGCTCTTTGCCCATATAAGCGAAGCTGTGCGGTGCCGCCGCGCACTCGCCGATCAAAGTATTTGTGATCTTGAAAAGCGCCTCTCCCTTGTCGTCAAGGCTTCCCTGCCGCACCACCACGTTTCGCTCCCCATCGTCTCCGTCCATGCAGGTGGCAAGGGTGCTCCCCAGGATGGCGTAGCCTACCACCTTCCGGCCGTCTCTGGATACCTTAGTGTATCCGGTGTCCGGCCAAAACGTGGGGTCTTCATAGCCCGAATACCAGTCAAATCCCGCTTTGTCCGGATTTCCTGACAGAAAGATCCTGTCCGCCGCGCCGCCCACGCCATAAACCGTGTGGAGCGTGCATTGCTCAATATTACCCAGAGTCGCCCGATCCTTGGACGCCGTAATTTTCACGTTGTCCTGCCCCGTCACCGGCGAGACTCCCGGCACTGCGGTGAATGTGACGGTCCCCGCCGCGCGGTTGACAGTGAAGTCTGTCCCTTCCGTTTTTGCTACCCAGTCTCCGCCGCTGTTTAAAACCTCTGCTGTCACAGGGGTGCTGTCCAGATCCGTGGTGGTCAGCTGATACACCGTATCCGTGGCCGTCCCCAAAAACGTCTCCGTCCATTTGTTACCGATCATGTTTAGGGCCTCATAGGACGTTCCTCCGCCGCTTGGAGCCCGGCTGATGATGATAGTCGGCACATAGGGTTTTGCACTCACCAGCGCCGCGCTGGTGCCGTCGTAGACCCGGAAATGTGTCCCATCAAGGATGTAAAGTTTCCCGTCGAATTGGAACGCGTCGGAAAAGGCATCCGCCATGTCGGAGCACAATGCAGTGAACGCGGTTCCCTCGCGTTTATACAGGCTGGTCCCGGCGTGTACCAGCTGCGTCGCCCCCAGCGTGAACACGCCGTTGATTTTCCCGCCGTTCGGAGCGGTGGCCACGGTGGTATAGCCCATGCGCTTGCGCACCTTGCCCACCTGATCCCGGACCATGTTCGGCGCGGACGGTGAACGTGAGAAATCCACGTTGCTGGGGCTGTTGTTCAGATCAACGCCCCGAAAATACTCGTTGACCTTTGTATATTTGCTGTCCCCTTCCGGGATTGAAAAGGTGCTCATTCAGTTCCCCTTCTTCTCACCACCAGCCGGTGGTATTCTGGTAGCTTCCGCTTCCGGCCGGTCTCTTCCGGCAGCTTCCCTGAAGCTTTTGCAGCGCGTCTTCAAATTCATTCCGGTACTGCACCGCCATGGAGAGGTCATCGTCCTTGTAAATCTCGGAGGCCATGTACAAGGGCAGGAGCTCCGCAACTTCCCGGGGTACATTCAGCTCCGTCTTTCCATCCGTGGCGGAGGTGAGCAGGGTTGGATAGCGGAGATAGTAAATGGTCACAGTCTCGGCCTCGGCCCCGCTCAGTACAAAAACGCTCCCGTTTTCCACGCTGTACTCCGTCATGTGCTGATGGGTGCCGTCGATGTCCTGATAGATTTCGTCAGCGTCCAGCGCCCGGAAGTCTGTGCAGTAGTCCTTCAGCTCCACCTGGTAGGCTGCGGTGGTATTCACCGGCAGCGTGAGCTTCCCGGCTTCCTCCACTGCCTCCGCCGCGTCCGCTGAAATTACGATGGAAAACTTGCCCCGAATGGGAATCAGGGCCGTCACCATGTCCAGAGCGTCATTGCACACCCCCGGCATGGCGTTGATGTACTCCTTGTTGCCGTCGTCCTCCGTCAGCTCCGCTGTCTCGTTGGAAAACATCAGCTGCAAGGTCTTCAGTTTGATTTCAGCCCAGGTCATTGAGGCCCCCTCCTTTGCATAAAAGCCCGGGAGAGCGTCCCCCGGGCTTTTGTTGTGTGTTTTACAGGTTCGATCCGCCAGTGACGCCGCCGGCCAGTGCGAACCGCCAGTCCACGAAGCCTCCCGTCCAGCGGGAGAAACCGTTCCAGAGGTTGTTGTCGTTGTTGTCGTCGACCACGGACTTCACATCCAGTTTCGTGCGGTCCAGGAACACCGGGCCGTCCTGGTCCTCAAAGAACTTGCTATCCAGCAGGAACCACGGGGATCCGGTTACGCCCATCAGACTCATCATGTAGGTGAGGTACGGATCCACCATCACGTTCCACTTACCAAACTGGAAGTTGAAGGCGTTGTTGGCGGTGGTGGGGTCCTTATCCGCACCGATGGCCCCAAATACCGTCCGCTTCAGGACAGGATCGTTGGGAATCCAAATGGTGTCCGGGGCCACGCTCAGAAGCTCGCCGGTGTCGCCCTTGGAGTTCTGCATGGCCGCCTCGGCCTTGTCCAGAGCGGTAACAGAGAACGCGTCGGCGTACAGATTGCTCTGCTTCTTGCTGTCCACCAGATTGGGATGGACCTTGGAAAACAGGGGCTGCTTATCTGCGGAGCTTGTCTTGAACTTCTTTCCCTTGTAGGTCACGGTGGTTCCGGAGAGTCCGCCCAGATACAGCGCCCGGCCGAAGTTCTCCCTGGTTCGGTTGTAGGAAGTCACCAGCTTGCTGGCTTTCTTCTTCATGGAGCCGATCTTGTTGTCGTCGGCCATCTCCCGGGTGACCACAAAGCGGTTCTTCCAGGTCATGTGCTCCAGCGTCTGGTCGAAGCCCTCGCCGAAGTCGTTCTCGGGATAGGTGCCGCCCTCTCCCACAGGTTCAAAGTCGTCCATGGCGGTGTCGCCGGTGTATTTCTCACCGAAGTTGCGGCTGGTGTCCATGCGAAACAGGTGCTTCAGCAAACTCTCCTGCTCAAAGCCCTCTCCCCTTTTCTCAATGTAGCTCTTGATGGGGAACTGGGATTTTCCAAACCGGCTGTCGTTCTGCGCGCCGGCAATGCTGACTGTACAAAAAGCCATTGTGTCTGTCTCCTTTCCTTAGAAGCTGACGATCACAACGGAGCCAACCGTCTGACCGTCAATCCTCTTGATCGTTGCCACGCCGGAGGTTGTTGTGGCTGTTACCTGCAAAGCGCCGGCGTCCAGTGTCACCTTGTCTCCCGCTGCCAGTGTCACGCCCTCGGCAGGCGCTGCGCTGAGCGTTGTCTGAAATTCCATGTAGGGCTGTACCTCCGCGCACGGAACATCCCCGTTGTCGTCCGCCAGACCCAGCGCCACATAGGCGGGCTTTGCGGTGGCGCCGCACTTGGTCAGCTTTCCGCTGGCAAGCACCAGCGCCTCTCCCGCCGTAATGGTCTCGCCTGCCGTTCCCGGCAGATACTCAAAGGGCGTGGTCAGGCCGACGCCCATTTTCTTAATGCTGAACATTTATAAACTCCTTCCTGCGTCAGCGGCAGGACTTCTCAAATTTCGTCCAGTTCTTGGCGATCTCTTCATCCGTGGCATCCGGAAACCACTCCCGGTAGGCCGCGGCCTGTTCCGCCGGAACGCTGACCCCCGCCGCGCCTCCACCGGCGCCGCTGAAAAGTCCCTGCTTGCTGCGCGTCTGATTGATGGCGGGCTGCTTC